GGTATTGATACCAAGTATGTTTACCATAGTGCGGTGTGGGAATACTGGATGGATGAGCTTGGTAGTTTCAGAAAGCTCCCGCCCTTTACTTTGTACCACATTGAGAAATGGGTGAAGGCTCTTAAGAAATACCACCCTCAGTACAAAGATGCTAGATACTTCATGATCGAAGTTACTGGTCACGAAATGCTTTGGGATGACAAAGACAAATTGGTTATTGACAACTACAGTAAGGCTTGGATGAAACCTCAAGACCATAGATGGAAAAGAAAGCGACTTCAAGCCTATGCTCCAATTCCTGAAATGCAAGAGATTGGACAAGTCAAACAAGTCGGGCAAAGCAATGAAGCTAAGAGAAAGAAAGTCTACTACAACCGAGTGCGAAGAACTTGCAAGAAGTACGGCATCAAGATTAGCTATATTGGCGAGCACAAGAACTACACCAAAGTTCAGCTTCACACTCCCATCAAAGTTCAAGGACAAACTCTTTATGGAGTTCTTACTTTGAATGTTGTCAACAACGACATCGACTGGGAAAACATTCACAAATATCTATTAAGCAAAGGTTACAAAGGAGGTGCCAAATGAAAATAGAAGAATGGATTAAGGGGTTTGATCTCCCCGTAATCTTACACACTAGTTCCGATACTCACGGAGTGATTGAGTGGTATTGGAGGGATCAGGTCAAACAGTTCTACGACAGCTGGGAGCCAAAGAAATCCGATGTGGTTATCAAGACCAAGTTGGACAAAGAAACCAAGAAAGCAGTGCATGATGAGCTATGGGAAGATCTCAATAAGAAATTTATGGCTGTTAGAAAGGAGAAACGGATCCGTGAGGTCATGACTAAGAAAGACCTTAATTATGACGATGCAACAAAATTAGTTGAAAAAAGATATCACACAGGGTACTATAAAAAATTATAAATTTGTACACAAGGAGAGATTATGAACGAAAGTACAAAATCAACACTTATAAACATAGGTTTTGTTTTAGGTGCAATTATCTTTACTAGACTCTTTGGAGTCGCTGGCTTGGCTTGTGTAGCACTGGGTTACTTAGTCTACACAAAAACAGTAGAGGAACACGGTAAGTTGCTTGCCATTGCTGGTGCCACAATAGCTGGTGCCATTGGTTATGCTTCAGTAATGTTTATCATTTTATTAATGTTAGGGTGACTGCTATGACAAAGACGATGAGAAAAAAAGCTCCAAGAGCTAAAATCGAAACCACTCGTAAAAGAGCAAGGACTGTTAAAGGAACATTCAAGGCGGATGATCCTAGCACTCCACATATTAACGAGGCTTGGGTTGAAGAAAAAACGAAATGGAATGCTGGACATTACATGCTTGCATTTATAATCTTAGCTGGCATTGTTGCCATAAGGTTTTATTCACAGTGAGGTTAAATGGCACCTGAGTTTATTTTAGGGTTAACTAAACTTATGGTGCTATTAACTTTGGGTTATGCAATTTTTATAGGAGGTAAAAATGATAACACCTAAAAATCAAATCAATAATATTTACGGCTATGTCCGTGTATCTACTTACGAGCAAGTTACTAACGGTTGCTCATTAGAAACTCAAAAGAAACTGATCAAAGAATTTGTCAGGGACAAGTTCAACCGAGAAGTCGATCACTTCTTTATTGATGCTGGCGAATCAGGCACTATGTCTATTCAACAGCGAGAAGGCTCAAGAGAAATGACCGACACGCTAGAAGAACACGACATTGTTATTACCACAAGACTTGACCGTCTATCAAGAAACTCTAAAGATTTATTGGAGATCATTCCTATCTTAGAGGACATTGGTGTCACCATGTATTTCTGTCAACAGTTTGGTGATATCCCAATTGCCTATCCAAAGTCTAAGAAAGAGAAAGGTCTCCATGCCAAGTTTGACATGAACGAAATGGCTAACAAGATTATGCTAATGGTTCTCTCCGCAGTTGCTGAGATTGAACACGGTAACATTGTCGACAGATTCAACGATGGCAAACTCGATTGGGCATCTAAGTCTTATTCTATTTGTGGCTCTGCACCCTTTGGCTACAAAAAAGTACCCGTCAAGCACGGCAGAAAGACTCGTTGGAAACTAGAAGAGATTCCCGAAGAGCAAGCAGTCCTTAGAACCATAGAAAAATGTAAGAAAAGAGGTCTAGGTGCAAGACGAATTGCCAAACAAATTCAAAACTCCCACGCTGGTTTTGAGAAGTTCCCTTACTGGAAAGTGCACAACATTCTTCACCGCAAAGTTCAAGGTCTAGGATTCAAAGAGGCAGGTTAAAGAATGTTTGATATATTATTACTTTGGTGCGGACTTTTCATAATTTTAAGTTGGCTTGACGAGCCACCTTATTTATAAAACCCAAATAATGCTAATGGGCTATAATGTAGCCCATGGCAAACGAATTCGATCAGATAGATATATTTAACTATCAGGCACCATCTCCTGAAGAGATCTTACAAGCTGGCAATCCGCCACAAAGCACCATTGAACCAACTTTACCCACTCCCATTAAAGATTATTTGCTTTACGATGTCCTAAATCCACAAGGCAGACAATTACTAGGATTTGCTGAACAAGAATTAACCAACCCGTTAAATTATTTAGTCTCAGCAGCACCCGCAATAGTTGCAAAAGCAGGAGCTAAAAAGGTCTTTAAATATGTTTCTAGCCAAGATGCCGATGCCATCGTGCCATTAGATCAAATCGCAAGAGTCAAAGATCAGTTTGGAAGAGTTATAAAATCAGATCCTGAAAAAGTCTCCAAGGCACAATCTATGATGGAATCTGCATCGCAAGCACAAGCATACAAAGGAGTTGGCATACCCAAAAGACAACCCATAGAAGTTTTAAGAATGCCCGATGGCTCTCTGCAACAAATAGGTGGCAAATCGACACGGGAAGCACTCGAAGGTTTTGGAGAAACAGAAGCACCAGTCAGAATATTTAATTCCGTAGAAGAATTTGAAGCCTACGATTTAGCTAGAAAAGCCAGCAAAGAAAGAAGAAGGTTAGATAACGCTTACCAATTGCAACCCAAAGCTGGCGATCCAACCTTTGAACAACCCCTCAGAAACTTAGGCGACAGAGAATTAGAGGATCTAACCGAACAAGTATTTAAGTCTCATCAAGGCACTCTTCAAAGTGCAGAAGATCTACACGGTACAGCTCTCAAGGTAAACGATGGTTTTCAGGCTGAAATAAAAGAGATTGCTGATTCTATGAATTTAGAAAAAGCACCCAAGTACAAGTACGATGCTAAAAACGATAAGTTAATTGATGTCGAAGTAAAAGAACTCGACACCATCAAAGACAAAATGGTCAGAAGAAACTTTGAGGTTGCAGGTGATATCACAGATCCAGTGCGAACAAGAATATACATTCAAACACCTCAAGAAGCAGATGAAGTTGCCCGCAGAATATCGCAAAGATTTCCAACCATAGATTCAGGAAATCAGGTCTATAGCAAAACTGGTTTTGTAGACAGGAAACTTAATGTGCAATATGTAGGACCTAATGGTGAGCAAATCGTAGGTGAGATTGGCTTGATTACAAAACCTATGGCACAAGCAGCGGATGATGGACATGTTTTATACGAAGGCTTAAGAGAGATAGACAAAGTCTATCCAGCGGGTAGCGACATGCCAGCTGATATTATAAAACAAAAAAAAGAGCTTCAGAAAAAATCACAAACCATCTACAAAGAAGCTCAAAACAAAATGGATGAAAAATTCTTTGAAGATATTATAGTTTTAGAAAAAAGATTCGGTGGTTATATAGGTAGAGATGGAAGCTCTTCACCAATAGATCCAAACTTATTTGTAAATTCAGATTTTGATAGACTGGAACCGTATTCATACCAATCTGTAACATTTGCACCACTAGCTGGTTGCCAGTCTTTGTCTCGTGGTTTCATGAAAAAACCTTTAAAACTAGATGCAGAGGAAGGCACAAGAACCGCAGGTCCTCTTTCCCAAGAAAAGTATAAAGTTTCCACAAGTGGTATTATAGACCAAAAACCAAAGAACATCTACAAGCCTCTTGAGGGCAACAGGAAACTTATATAATGCAAGAAGGATGGGGCAGAGGTACATGGGGATTGGGAGCCTTTGGCGAGCCTTTATTCATTGATGTAACCTTAACTGGATTAGAAGCGACAGCTGGCATAGGAACCGCAGCGGTTAATGCTTCAGCTATCGCAACCTTACCAAGCGTATCAGCTGGTCTAGGCGTAGCTGCTGTTCAGATAGATGCTGAAGCCAATGTTTCTTTAACTGGTATAAGCTCAAGCCTAGGAGTTGCATCCGTTCAAATTGATGCAGAGGCAAATGTTGAATTAGCAGGTATTTCATCTACATTAGGCGTTTCAACAGTTGTTATTGATGCTGAGGCTGATGTTGAGCTCGCAGGTGTAAGCTCTGCATTAGGAGTTGCTACTGTATTGGTAGACGGTGAAGCCAATGTAACACCAACTGGTCAAGCTATTACCTCGGCTATCGGCACAGTTATTACTCGATCATCTAATAGTGTTACGGTTACTGGTTTACGAGTAGGTGCATTATTAAATCCTGCATCCGTAAGCGGAAAAGCAAACTTCACTCCTGCTGGTGTAGAGATAGACGGAGAACTTGGTAATTTCTTAGTTTGGTCATTGATTGATGAGAGCCAAACACCCAACTGGGAAGAGATTGCTGCTTAATTAAATTTGGTATAATCTTACAACGAGGACATATATATGGCAGACACATTTACTACTTCACTGAGCATTCGACAGATTGAGACAGGAACTCGTAGTGGAACATGGGGAACCGAAACAAATACTCAATACGAATTATTGGACAATGCGTTTTCCTATGTCAATCACGACCTTAGCTCTGATGCCGATGCAACACTAACAATTTCAGACGGCTCCGCATCCGATGCAAGGTACTTTTTTATCAAATTTACCTCTTCCGTGTCGTTGACAGCAACAAGAACTATTACTTTAGCACCCGATGATTCTAAAAAACTATGGATTGTTGAAAATGCAACTACAGGCAGTCAGTCACTAACATTTAAACAAGGATCTTCAGGATCCACTGTAACCGTTGCGAATGGCTCAAGTGCCATGATTTATGCAGACGGTGCGGGAGCTACTAACGGTGCAATCGTTAACGCTTTAACAGATCTTGACTTGGCTGGAACCACAACAGTTGGCGGTCTTGATGCAGGATCAGGAAGTATAACCACAACTGGAACCGTCACAGGCGGAACTCTTGCAGGAACCCTTTCAACAGCAGCCCAAACAAATGTCACAAGCGTTGGAACGCTTTCAAGTTTAACAGTTTCAGGAGATGCAACCTTTGATACCTCTACACTTAAAGTTGACTCATCAAACAACAGAGTGGGAATTGGTACAGCAAGTCCGAGCACTGGCGTTACGGTAGCAACTTCAGCTAACATTTCTCAAGTAGCTATTACCTCAAGCTCAAACTCTGTAGCTTGGGATGCAAAAGCAGCAGCTAACGCTTATCATGCAACTACAGAAAACACCACTTTCTCAGCACCAACCAACGCTGTTGAAGGTGCAATTATTTCTGTAGAGATTGCTCAAGGCGGAACACCTTATACGGTAGCTTGGAACACAGCTTTTGAGTGGGCAGCCTCTACTGCTCCGACAGTAACCGCAACAGCTAACAAGACAGATATATTTAGCTTTAGATACAACGGAACAGTTTGGCAAGAAATTGGTAGAGTTCAAAACCTAGCACAAACCTAATGGAAGTCCTCCAAAGAACAGCAAATAGAGGTAGCATCTCTACTGGCTTTGATATTGATAATTCTTTGAAGTTTGAAGCTGATAATACTGAGTATATGTCTCGTATTATGACTTCAACAGGAAATAGAAAAACTTTTACTGTTAGCGTTTGGTTAAAAAGAACTCAAGTTAGCGATACTGGCGATGTTTATGGACATACCTTTTTTCAAGGCGGTAATGCTGGAACAGGCACATCCGTTTTATTTAGATTCGGAACAAGCACTAATACTGACCAACTTCGTTTACAATTTGTTTCAGATACACAGGTAAGTGTTACTAATAGAGTTTTTAGAGATACTTCTGCTTGGTATCATATTGTTGTTGCAGTAGATACTACACAAGCTACTGCATCCGATAGATGGAAATTATATGTAAATGGCGTACAAGAAACTTCATTTGCATCTTCTTACTATCCAACTCAAAATGCTGATACTCAAAATAATTATTCAGTATCTTCAACTTATCAGCAGGATATAGGGGCTTATGTTTCAGGCGGTACTGTTTTCGGAAAATTTAATGGCTATATGGCTGAATACAATCATATTGACGGACAACAGTTATTGCCTACAGACTTCGGAGAGTTTGACGAAGATACAGGCATTTGGAAGCCAACGGCATTTCAGGGCTCTTATGGCACTAATGGTTTTTATTTAGACTTTGAAAGCTCAGGTTCTTTGGGGGCAGATTCAAGCGGTAATGGTAATAACTTCACCCTAAACAACATCACATCCGCAGACCAAGCAACCGATACGCCTACTAATAATTTTTGTACTATTAATACGCTTCAACCATATCTAAGTACCACAGTAATTACAAATGGTGCTACAAAAATGGGTAAAACTGCTGCTACTTGGCAAACAGCATTTGCCACTATAGGCATTACTTCAGGCAAGTGGTATTGGGAATATAAAACAAGTGAAGCAGATAATATGACTGGTATCGCTGATATAGATACATTTTCTAGTTTTGGTACAAGTGCTTTTCTTGGTCAAACTGCTACAAGTTGGGCATACTATGCTTTTAATGGTAAATATATAAACAACAGTATTGAAACAACTTATGGCAATACTTTTAATTCTACAAACATTATTGGTGTAGCTTTAGATATGGATAATAATAAATTGTACTTTGCTAAAGACAATACTTGGCAAAACTCAGGTGATCCTACAAGTGGTGCAACTGGAACTGGTGCAATTTCTATAACCAGTGGAATTTACTACACACCATCAGCTTCTATTTTTGATAATGGAGATGAACAAGAGTTTAACTTTGGCGGTTACACAACTATATCAATAGCAAGCGCAGCAAGTGATGCCAATGGTTACGGAAACTTTGAATATGCACCCCCCACAGGCTACTACGCCTTATGCAGTAAAAACTTAGCGGAGTTCGGATAATATGGCTTATACAAATATAGACGACCCATCAGCACATTTTCAAAGTTACGCTTTTTCAAAAAGTAGCGGTACTGGTTCTGCAACTTTTGATGGTAACAGTGATTTACAACCTGATTTTTTATGGGTTAAATCAAGAAGTAATGCAGATAGCCATGAGCTTTGGGATTCAACAAGAGGAGTAAACTCTACTTTATTTTCTGATAACACTTCAGCAGAGGATACTTCAGCCAATCGTATAGTATCTTTTAATTCAGATGGTTTTACTTGGGGTAATGCAGGTAACTTAAATGCAGCAGGTAATTTTGTTTCGTGGGCATGGAAAGCCAATGGTGGAAGCACAGTAACAAACACCGATGGAAGTGCAAACTCAACAGTTCAGGCAAACACCGATGCAGGTTTTAGTATTGTAGAAATTACAGGAACAGGAGCTAATGCTACTTATGGGCATGGATTGGGAGTAAAACCACAGGTAGTTTTAATAAAAAGAACAAGCGCAATAGGAAATTGGCTTTGGCTAACTAGCGTTATAGATGGCACACACGATTATCTTTATTTAAATAACCCAGCTGCACAAAATGCTACTAGCTACGACCTACCAACAAGCTCCGTATTTCAATATAACGATACGCTTGGTGCAACAAGCATAGTTTATTGCTTCGCAGAAAAACAAGGATTTAGCAAGATTGGAAGCTATACAGGTAATAATAGTTTTAGTGGTCCTTTTGTTTATTTAGGATTTAAACCTGCATTTATGATGATAAAAAGAACAGACAGCATAGGTAATTGGCTTATTCTTGATAGTGCAAGAGATCCAGCTAACGATGGTATTAGCGGAAGTACAGGTACTAGTAGATTGTTTCCAAACTTAACTAATGCAGAAGATACTGCGGAAGCTTATGATTTATTGTCTAACGGATTTAAACCAAGAACAACAAATGCATTAGCTAATACTGTTAATGCAACATACATCTACATGGCATTTGCAGAAAATCCATTTGTAACATCAACAGGGATACCAACAACAGCAAGATAATATATAATAGGAATTAATTATGTGGGCATTAGTAGAAAACGATTTAGTAAGTAAGGTTTATCAAAACCCTAAAGCTATTACTATTGGGGATGTAAATTATCCTTCCAATATCTTTAGTCTTTGGTCAAGCGATGATCTTGAGGCTATCGGTATTTATGAGGTAGTTGTAGATAACAGCAACTGGAAAAATCCAGAATATTACATCAACACTCAACAGTCTTTTGTTTACTCAAATGGAGTGGTAACAGCAAGTTTTGGAAACGCTACCCCCAAAGCACTAGACGATTCAACAGATCCTGATACTGGTGATGTAACTAAAGGTTTAAAATCAACTCACAAAGATGTTATTAATAGCCAGGCATACGGATTATTACAACCAAACGATTGGTATGTAGTTAGAAATGCAGACGATGGAACTGCTATCCCAACAGAATGGTCAACCTATAGAGCTGATGTTAGAACTACCGCAGCAGATATGACAGCTAAAATAGAAGCAGTAACTACTGTAGATGCATTAGCTGCTTTATATGTCTACGATCCTGATACAGGAACAAGACCATTAGGAGAGTGGCCTACACCGCCATCTAATTAATGACACCAAAGGCAATAGCTACTAAAATAGAGCTATGGCATTATTTCCAATAACACCCCCTGCGGGTATCGTAAAAAACGGAACTGACTATTCCAACAAAGGTCGTTGGGTAGATGGTGATTTAGTACGCTTTGAAAATGGCTATTTAAAACCCATAGGCGGTTGGCAAAAGCTAAGAGATACAGCACTAGATGGTGCTGTTATTGGTTTATATGGCTATAAAGATAACGCTGCTAATAATGTTTTAGCAGTAGGCACTAGAGAAAAAGTCTATGTCTTATACGATGGTACATGGACTGATATTACCCCAACAGGCTTTGTTAATGATGTAAGCGATGATCCGCTTGGTTATGGTGCATATACTTATGGATCAGAAGATTACGGAGATGCCAGAAGTCAATCTGGTTTAGTCTTACAAGCTGGTTATTTTTCATTTGATAACTGGGGTGAAGATCTAATATTCACATTCTCCAAAGACGGAAAGATTTATAAATGGTCACCAGATAGCGCAGGCGGAACACCTGATACTATAGGCACAGCAGTCACCAACGCGCCCACAGGCAATCTCAGCGCATTAGTTACTAACGAAAGACATCTAGTAGCAGTAGGCTCATCTGACGATCCTAGGAAGATTGCATGGTCAAACCGCGAAGATAGAGAAAGCTGGACTTCTAAAGCAAACAATACTGCTGGCGATTTAATTATACCCACAGGTGGTCGCGCACTATTCGGCACTAAGTTTAGATCCGATGTTATTATCTTTAGCGATACTGGTATCAATAGAATGTTCTATGCTGGCTCACCTTTTGTATATGGTATTGCCGATGCTGGTAGTAACTGTAAAGCAATCAGCCCTAAATCAGTTGTATCTACTGGTAATTTCTTAGCGTGGATGGGTGAGAACGCGTTTTATGTGTATGACGGAACAGTCAGAGAGTTGCCATGCGATGTGCATGATTTTGTGTTTGATACAATCAATGAGCCTGGGCGTGCGGCAGCGTGGGGTGGGCATAACTCTAACTTCAATGAAATATGGTGGGGATTCCCTACAGGCGAATCACAATACAGCTCTAATAGATATGTGATATGGAATTACAACGCTAATGTCTGGTCTATAGGCACAATGGATAGAGGTGCTTGGATTGACCAAGGTGCATTTAGTTATCCTATAGCTGGTGATTCAGATGGTTTTGTTTATGAACACGAATCAACCACACTAAGTAATTCACCAAATTTGAATTCGCAAGTACCATATTGTCAGTCAGGGCCAATAGAAATAGCCAATGGCGATAGATTGGTACAAGTTAATCAAATCATTCCAGACGAAGAAGCAAATACTCTGCCAGGAGTAACCATTAGTTTCAAAGGTAAATACACACCGCTTGGCGCGGAAACCGATTATGGATCATTTGCTTTTGAAAGTGATGGCTATACCGATGCAAGGTTTAGCGCAAGACAAATACAAA